AAGATTATTATAGAAAAAAAACATTAAGAGAGTAAATTGCCTGGACGCTCAAAAATCATCATATAGTGCTATTTATAAAGCATTGATGTAAATATTTATTCACTTTTATTTGGTGGTTTGTAATATTATGTTTACATTTGAATATAGTTAATAACTAAACATTTGAATTATGAGAACTTTTAAATTAAAAACACCAATAACTTATGATGAATTTATGAAATATTGGTCATTAACAAAATTACCAAAAGTGGTGAATTTGATTTTACAGGATGGTAATAAAAAAAACAATAGCATTCCAAAATATATTGCTTTCGATAAAAATGGAATAATGTTTGGAGGTGGAGGAAAATCTAAGAAAAAAGCAAGAAAAGAAGCTTTGCATGGACTGAATAGAGATTATTTCTTTTCTCACATGGTTAACGGAAAAGGAGATGATGAAAAATGTGAGTATATAAAAAAATTATACAATGAATTGGCATAGTAGATACAAAAAATTATTGCGAGGTTTAGCAAAATTAGACCTCGCAAAAAATGGAGGAAAATTTGGAAACAAAGAAGTTGCTGAAATAATTGGAAATACTCCAGATAGTGTTAAAAGCACAACCCAACCAAATAAGGATTTTCCAAGATGGGCAAAGCTTTCGATTGTGATATATGAGTCTTTGATAAAAAAGGCTCGTAAAGAAGAGGGTAATGAGGTTTATGCTCTGTTAGGCACTGTGACGGATTATTATGATAAAGCTGAAAAAACAGCATCAGAAGTAGTCGAAAAAATGGCTCGTCAAATATTACGAGAACATACTGAACTTGACAAGTTTGTAATGGCGATGGGTACATACTTCTTTGTAGATGAAAATGACAACAACATAGATACATTTCGCTCTATTGTAAGTGGTGATTTAGAAAAGGCATTTGAGCCATTGAATACCTTTATCGGTGAATGGGATGATGTTTTGAAAATTACTGGTGAGGCAATGACTTTTACAGCAGATGGTATTAAGGTTACTGAATGGTAGCCATTGTGCCTAACAAACAAAATAAAGAAACACCGATTAAAAATTAATTAAAATAACTAAAAAAAATAATCATGACAAGTAATGAATCTAAACAAATATCAGACTTAATTTGGAGTAAACTATTCTCTAAAAAAGTTATTGATATGACTAAACAAGAAGAGTTAAACGCTATTGAAAGCGTGATAATAAGAGTAGCTCAAGAACAACGCGCAGTAGGTAGAAAACAAATACTAAACCACTTTGAAGAAGAAGTAAAAAATTTGCGAGACTAATGCACTACAACGCATTCGGGCATAATTAGTATTGGATTAATAAATCAAGAAACCCTATCAAATAACTAAAAAAGTAAATTATGGACTTTAAAAAATTTGAATTAACAGAATCAGAAATAAATAAGCAATGTCGTATGAATTTGACACAAGCATACGCAAAAATAGACGAAGAAAATAAAATTGATAGAGAAATAAAAGAAATGTTGAGAGGTGACGAATTTGAATAATTTTTATTAATTATATATAGTTTTAGCAAACTTTTAAAAATTAGAAAAAATGAACAAAATAAATCAAGTAATAAACGACAAAGAATCATTACATAACCGTATAGATAAACGACTTACTTTAAAACTTAAACAGCAAAAAACAGAAGGTAAAAAGTTTATTACTGACGATAAAATAGATAAATTAATAGACCAATGTATAGAAGAAGAACTGAACTAATTTTTTATTGTTGCTAACAAACAAAATCAAGAAACCCTATCAAATAACTAAAAACCTAAAACAAAGATGAAATACACAGGAAAATTTGACTCAATAGAGGCAACAGAAGAAGAAAGACTCGATCAAGAGATGGAGCAAGAAATCGAAGATCAAAGAAAGCATTTGAAAAAATACATTTCTAATTTAGAAAATTTACTCGGAAGAAAAAGAGCTAACGAGGTTTTTAGAAATATAATATACACATTAACTGAAAACATTAAGTAAACGGAGTGCTAGGGTTGGAAGCCTTTAATTGTTATCAAACAAAATTTAAACAAAGATAAAATGATACGATCAAGATTAGAACCAAAGCTATTCACATTTGAATACTTTAAAAACGGAATTAAGAAAAGAACATCAGTTATATCATATTCTTTAAGAGAAGCAAGAGAATATTTCGAGACGATATACACTAATAATTACAAACTAATTTAATCTGTAATTAAAATAACAACAACGATATGAACGGACTAGAATTAATCGCAAAAGAGCGACAAGAACAAATTGAAAAACACGGTAGAACCGTTGAACAAGACAAAGAGCTAAATCATCAACACCAATTATCTGAAGCTGCTGCATATTTAGCTTGGTATTTTATAGAGGAAGCTGATTGTAGGCACGAAGCTCCTGAAGGTTGGAATTTGGAAGTATGGCAAAAGATGCATGATAAGCCTTATGAAGAGAGATTAGTTTTAGCTGGAGCTTTAATTGCTGCTGAATTAGATCGTATTAACTAACCTGTAATCTATGAACTACAAAGAAATACTTACAACACCTACTGAAGAACTTTTAGAAAAGAAATCTTCATTAGAAAATGAATATGAAGCAATAGAGCATACTGTTTCAAAGATTGATGCTGAGATTTTTTACAGAAAAAATCCAGAATGTAGACCGAAACCAAATTACTGTTCGGTTTGTGGAGAAGGCGATGATTTGCCTCAAGTAAAATGTGCAAAAGAGGATTGTCCTCATTAACTGTACTAATCGAAAAATCAAGAAAATGACAAATAGAGACAAAATAAATGTGTTTGCCGCCAATTTATCAGAAACAGGTAAGTCTTCAATGGCAAGTGGATTAATCAAAATGTATGATGATTTAATTTTAGAGGCATCAAAATTAAACACACGTTTAAATGAAGGAAGAAACTATTTAATGCAAGTGGAGCCGTGCGACATAAGTGTTGAAAATGCTCTAATGGCGTTTGGCTGGAAATCAGACGGATATTAATACTGTTAGTATGAACGAAGAGCAATTAAAACAATACATAGATCAATTATTCCATAATATGGGATTAGATCAGTTAACAAACGAAGAACTTAATAATCTGTACTAAACCTAATATCATGGAAAAACAACAAATCAAGAAGAAGAGCTCAATTTTAATTGAAGTAGTCGACAATGGATTTATAGTAAAAGAAGATTATCAGGTAAATTTTAGAGAATCACCTGAAAGATCACATAAATCTAAAGTGTTTCAAACGAAGAAATCGTTAAATAACTATATAAACGAAAACCTTTAATTCTGTAGAAATCATGTTTATAGGAAAAAAGAAAATAAAGGAGATTTCTAAACAATCATTCATTCATGAAGTGATTGAAGAAATACTTCCACCGGAAGAAAGCGAGTTTTTAAATAGCGTTCCGGAAACTTGGCAAACTCATGAAAAACTGATTTATGATTTGCTCTCTGAATTAGAACATAAATACCGAGTTGGAACAATGGAAATTATTAATCGCAAAAAGTAACTGTAGGTTGAATCCTACATAAAAACAACAAAACGATGAGCAAAGTAAAAGTAAGAATTAAAGCAAAACAAATCATTAGTCATTCCAAAACGATTGAAATGGATCAAGATGATTTTGAAAAAATTAAAGATTTAGACTACGATGATATTTCAACGCTTGATTGGGAAAAGTACGAAGTTTTAGAAAGACACGTCGACCATAGCGAAGGAGCTTTAGAAGATGAGTATCAAGAAGTAATCGTAACTAAATTAGAGTAGTATGAGCGAAGATCAATTACAACAATACATAGATCTATTATTCCACAACATGGGATTAGATCAATTAACAACCGAAGAACTAAATAATCTGTAGGATTTGAAAAGGACAGTAATTATCAAATATGAGCATTTCACAGGTCATAAAGGGTTAATTCCAAAAGGTTTTTGGACTGCTTTTTTCGAAGATGATGGTGAAGGATATGATTACAATCCTAAATCAAAACTTATTAAGAGCTGTGAGGAAGATGGTTATAATTACAAAGTAATTAGACAACACCAAGACGGATCAACAAGTATAGTAGAAACTAATATTAGCACACAAAAACAGTAGCTATCTCAATACACTATTTAATAATAAATATAATTTTCGTAACTTTGATAAAATAGAATGGAAGCGAAAGAATTAAGAATAACCTAGTAATATAAATGATTATATTTAGTTAGTAAAACAATATGTAAAAAATGGCGGTTGTATTCACTTTAGTTCTTTATGGTTGTGAATGGACGAACAGGCTGCACCAAAAGTTGGCGAAGAACGCGCATATTGAAACCATTAACTAAATATTATGTAACTTTGAATAACTATAAAGTAAAACTATAGTTTGAATAAACAATATTATTTCAATTATGAGTGGAGACGGTAGGCAAAACAATGGAGGTGCAAGAAAAGGAGCAGGAAGGAAATCTAAAGCTAGTGAAGAAAAGGTTAGAAGATTAGGGATAAAAGCAATAGAATCTGTTTATGGTTCTGTAGAGAACTATTATAAACACATAGCTAAAGAGAGTAAACAAAGCTTTCCGCATTTAAAATTATTACAAGAGTACGTTTTTGGCAAGCCTAAAGAAACTGTTGTGATAGAAGATGAAAGCAACGAAGATTTTGATTACTCTAAATTATCAAACGAAACATTAAAAGAATTAGCATCACTTGAACCTGAATCCGAACAAAGCTAGAGCAGAATTATGTAAAAGAGATTTCTTTTATTTTGTGCAGGAGTTTTGGAGCGTTATAATACCTGAAGACCCTATTTATAATTGGCATATAGAGTATCTATGTAAAGAGCTTCAAGAAATAGTAGAACGAGTATCCAGAAGAGAAGATAAGCTTTATGATTTAGTAATAAATATACCGCCTGGAACTTCAAAAAGTACGATTGTCACAGTTATGTTACCAGCATGGAGTTGGACTATCGATCCTAGAATTAGAAATCTTACCGCATCTTATTCGGCTTCATTATCAACAGACCATGCGATGAAGTCTAGGGATATAATAAGAAGTGATAAGTATTCTTTATATTTTCCTAATTTAACCATTAAAAAAGACCAAGATAATAAAACTCATTATAAAAATGAGTTTGGAGGGGAGCGTTATGCTACAAGTGTAACTGGAACTGTTACAGGATTTCATGCTCATTTGATAATCGTTGATGATCCATTAAACCCTAAAGGAGCGAGTAGTGAGGCAGACAGGTTAACAGCTAATAATTTTATGGATATAACGCTTTCTACTAGAAAGGTATCTAAGAGCGTTACACCGACTATATTAGTGATGCAAAGGCTACACCAAAAAGATTGTACAGGTAACTGGCTGGATAAGGAAGGGAAGAACATTAAGCATATTTGCCTACCTGGAGAAATATCAAACGATGTTAAGCCTATAGAGTTGAGAGATAAATATGTTAACGGACTACTTGATATAAATAGACTTAACAGTAATGATTTAACAGAACTTAAAGTAAATTTAGGTAGTTATGGGTATGCTGGTCAAATAATGCAAATCCCAAGCCCTTTAGATGGCGGGATATGGCAAAAATGGATTAAACCAATAGATGATAAAGAGTTAGATGCTTTATTGCCTGATTTGTTAAGCCTTGGTAGTGATTGGGATTTAGCATATACAGAAAAAGAAAGCAATTCAGCAAGTGCATATATTACTGCTGGCAAGTTAGATAATAAGATGTATATTGATGCATTAGGTTATGATTGGATGGAGTTTCCTAAATTAATAACTTACATGAAGTCTAGGAAAGCACCTCACTACATAGAAGCAAAGGCAAGTGGGAAAAGTGCTAAACAAACATTATCAAATCAAGGCATTCCAGCAATAGAGGTAAATGTAACGGGTGGAGACAAAGAGGCTAGAGCCAACATGGTTACTCCTTATGCAGAAAGCGGAGTAATATATTGTAGAGCTTCTATTTTAGATAAACTTTATTATGATACTAGACAGGGGATACTAATTTTCCCTAATGGAGAGGGAGATGATTTACAGGATGCTTTAGTTCAGTCTATAAGTAGATTACTTGGTAATCCAGAAGTCTTTTTCTTCTAACTACCTAATTATAAGTTTTTTTTATTACTTTTGATTATTATATAAACTTTATTGATAATGAGATTAAGGGAAAGGATTAGGTTAGCTGCTGGCGCATTTTTTGGTAATAAATTTAATCAGGCTTTCTTTAAGTTAATTGGCGGTGGACTTACAAGTTATGACGATAATCAGAAAACTTATATTGATAAAGGTTACAATCTTAATCCTTTTGTTTACTCAGTTGTTAATCAAATAGCAACCAAAGCAGGATCTATTCCGTTTTACATTAAAGAAATTGAGGATGCTAAGTCTAAATCAAAGATTGACAACTTAATCAAAGCCTCGAATCATGACCTTTCACCGCAACAATACCTAAAAAAACTTACTTTAGAAAACAAGGCATACGCTAATGATTATAAAGACTTACCATTAGAACGACCAAACCCTTTCCAAACATGGTTTGAGTTTATTTCTTTATTTGAAACATTTATAAAATGTACGGGTAATATATATATATACTTATTATCTCCAGAAGAAGGAGTTAATGCAGGAAAACCGATAGCATGGTATTTATTACCTAGTCATTTGATGCAAATAGTATTAAAGACTGATGTTAATATGATTGGTATTGAAAGCCCAATAGACCACTATATTTTAACTGAAGGTAATCAATACACTAAATTTGATTTTAAAGATGTAGTGCATATAAAGTACTCTAACCCTAACTACGACCAACAAGGTTCGCATTTATACGGTCAGTCTCCATTAAGAGCAAATTTAAGAAATATACAATCCAGTAATGAATCGATTGATTTAAACATTAAAACATTGCAAAGCGGTGGAGCGTTCGGTTTAATACACTCTAAAGGACAAAATGCTCTTACAGATACACAAGCGAAAGCACTTAAAGAAAGGCTTAAAGAAATGGACAACGATCCTAGCAGGTTGGCTAAACTTACAGGAGTGTCAGCGGAAATAGGATTTACTAGATTATCATTAACAAGTGACGAGCTTAAACCGTTTGATTACCTTAGTTTTGACCTTAAACAGGTATGTAATGTCTTAGGTTGGGATGATAAGTTAATGAATAACGATGAGGGGGCAAAGTATGATAATTATACATTAGCAGCTAAAAGAGTGCTACTAAACTCATTAATGCCTGATTTAAAACTACTAGAAGAGGCAATAAATAATGAAATACTACCAAGATATAAAGGTTATGACAAATCTTGCTGGATGTTTGATATATCAGACCTTCCAGAAATGCAACAAGATATGGTACAATTGGTTTCATGGGCAAAAGACATGGTGGATAGGGGTGTTATAACTAGAAATGAGGCAAGACTATTACTTAAATTTATTATTAGTGAAGATTCTAACATGGATGAGTTCACAGTATCTAGTGATATAATGACTTTAGAGCAATCTTTAGAAGATTTCCCAACAGTAGAGTAAATAATTCAATAATTATGAAGACATTTATAAAAAACATAAAACTACTTTTCACGAAAAATTTATCAAAGGAAAAAACCTATACTTTTGAATCAAGTAAACAAGATATTTCAGGGATTTTAACTCGTACTTTAGACAGGAATAAAGGTTTAGGTGATAGATTATAATGATACGACAATTTAGAAAGCAATGGTTAAGATGGCATAAAAAATACGAAAGAACGGCATTTGTAATTTACCAAAGGTCTTTTAAAGATATCGCTAACGGTATTCCGTGGGAAAGAATGACATCTACTACTTACGAGGCTTTAATAAGCTTCTATGTTCCTAAAGAAAAAATAGATCAAGCCTATTACAAAGTTTATAAAACTATCGGTTTAGTTCATGGTAAAAGAACAGGAACAAAAATAAACAAACAGATAAATCAAAAGAATTTCACGCTTGACACATTCATTAACCTATTTGAAAGAACGTTATTGACGTGGTTAATCGACAACGGAGGACAAAGAATAACTTCTGTCAGATCAACATATATAGAGTACTTAAATGAAATCATAGCTAGAGGCATAAGTGACGGCAAGAACATGAGTCAAATCGTTACAGAAATGCAAAAGCTTATAAATTCACGAAAGTTTTATAGAAACGATGCTTTTAGGATAGCAAGAACAGAAACAACTACAGCCGCTAATTATGCTGCTACTATGGCGTCAGAGTCAAGCGGCGTTGTTATGGATAAGGTTTGGATATCCGCTTTAGATGGCAGAACAAGAAGAAAGCCGCCAGATAGATACGATCATTACGATATGAATCAAAAAAAGGTAGGACTTAATAATTATTTTATTGTAAGTGGCGAGGAAATGCTATACCCAGGAGACCCAAACGGAAGCGCGGGAAATGTAATAAACTGCCGATGTACCGTTGCTCAGGTTGCAAGAAGAGATTCAACTGGGCGTATTATTCGTATATAGTTCTTTTGATTTAATCATCTTTATATTCTATCTGTTTAAGTCTATTAAATACTGTGTTTATAATTTTTTGTGTTGAAAATGATTTGGTATTCCCTACACCTATCAGTTTTACAGTTAAAATTATCTCTTCACTTTTAGAATTTGACAATCCTTGCACCTCTGTAGTTCTGTTTGTTTCTTGTACTGACTCTATTAAAAATTTCATATTATTATGTTTTATCAATTCTAAAATTATGCTTTTCATACCTATCTCGACCCATTCTCTTAAACTGATACCTAAGAGTGTGCCAGTTTATACCTTCAGACCTTGATATTGACCTTAAAGTAGTGTGTGTGGTTCTTTTGTCTGTATCTTTGTTTTCAAATATGTACATTAAAACTACACTATTTAGAATACCCTCTTTGTGTTAGGTACTCGGTTAATTTTATATATGTATCCTAAAGCGAACTTTAGTACTTCTTCAATTGTTTCAAATCCACCTGAAGAAGTTAATTCAACATCGTTCTTTTCGATGTAAACATTATTGTTACCCTTTCCCCAGAATTGGAATGAAAAAGTGTATTTTTCTGAGTATTTTTCGATTTCGTCTAATAATAGGTTTATCATGATCTATACTATTTATTTAACATATTTAAGTAAAAAATCAATAGTAGCTTCTGCTTGTTCATCAGAGCCATCTAATTCATTTTCAAAATCTTCTGGATTATCGATTACTGTTTGATAGTACTTTTTCTGTGCTTCTATAAGCTGTTTTCTTGTGTATTTCATACTGCTAATATAATACTTTTATCGTAAAAACCCGTAAGAAGTGGTAAATATTTTAATTGTGGTGATTTCGACGTAATTAAACGATTATGCGTTTATATAAATAAATTCTATGATAATTGCATATTTTATAGAAAAAAGTTATATTTGAACTATGGATGTAATTAATTTCAAACAGTTATCCTATGATATAAAGGATTTCGACGAGGCTAAAGGGATTGTTAAAGCATACGCAAACGCTTATGATTTCAAAGATTCTGACGGTGATATAAGCGCAAAAGGTTCTTTTAATAAGACTGTTCATGAAAATTTCAAAAGAATTAGAGTTTTAAAAGATCATAACCCAACCGTTTCTTTGGGTGTTCCTTTGAGTTTAGATGCAAAGGATTCTTACGGGCTTTTAACGACGACTCAGTTTAATTTAAAGAAAGAAGTGAGTAGAGATATGTTTACAGATATCCAATTAATGAAGGATAACGGCTTAAACGCAGAACTTTCTATAGGTTATAACGTTCAGAAAAGAGATGAAAAAAATACAGCAATAATCACAGAATACAAACTTTACGAATATTCATTTTTAACAAGTTGGGCAGCAAATGAGTTGTCAACTGTTCAAGGTATAAAAGGGGTTAAATCAGTAACTGGAATTATTGAATTAATACAAAAATCATACGATTTAGATTACTCTGACGACAGGTTGATATTAATCGAAACAACATTAAAAGCACTTTCCAATAAAGAGCCGTTACAAAGTAACACTCCTAAAGAAGAGCCGCTTATTGAACAACAACAAAAAATAATAACAAATTTCACACAACAAATAAAATGGATTTAAAAGATCAATTAGAGGCTTTATCTAATGAGTTACAGGGAAAGTCTAAAGAACAAGCTGAGAACTTAATAAAAGCTTTCAAAGAAGAGAATAAGACAGAGATTGAAAACCAAGTAAAAGAGGCAAAAGATGCTTTTAATTTGGAATTAAAAGGATTGCAAGAACATTTAGATAAGTTAGACATTAAGATTCAGGAAAAGCCTAAAAAAGAGGTAAAGCAAACACCTTATAGTCAATTAAGTAAACTTATCAAAGAGAATGGAGATGCGATTGTAAAAGTGTCTAAAGATAAAGCAGTTCAGATAAAAGCTGTTGCCGATATGACAACTGCTAATTTAACTGGAGATGAACCAAGGGATTATAACTATGATATTGTTATGTTCCCGTCTCAAAAAGTTAATATTGCTGACTTGGTAGGGAGTGTTAACATTTCTGGTGGTACTTACACATACACAAGAGAAACTACAAGTGAAGGGTCTATAGGCTCGCAAACTGAAGGAAGCTCTAAAAATCAGATTGATTACGATTTTACAACAGTAGATGTTACTACTGATTTCATTGCTGGTTTCGCCAGATATTCTAAGAAAATGAGAAATAACCTTTCTTATATCACATCTTCAATTCCTAAGTTATTAAGAAGAGATTACTTTAAAGCAGAAAACGCTTCTTTTCAGGCTGTATTAGCAGCAGACGCTACGGATTCTACTGAAATAATTACAGGAAAGTCTAAGGTTGATATGTTAATTAATGAGATTGGAAAACTAGAAGATGCTGATTATGTAGATAATACTTTGATTGTAGTTAAACCTACTGATTATTTAGATATTCTAAAAACAGCAAAACAAGACTTAGCTTCTGCGGTTACGTATGAAGGAGGTATTTTAAGAGTAGCTGGAGTACAAGTTTTAAAAGCATCAAGCTGGTTGCCTGCAAATAAGTATTATGTAGGGGACTGGAATAGAATAAATAAGATAAACACAGAGGGTCTATCTTTGGAGTTTTCAGAAGTTGAAGGAACTAACTTTGTTAAAAATAACATTACTGCAAGGATTGAGGCTCAAACAGCTTTAGCGGTTGAACAACCATTGGCTATTGTTTATGGTGATTTCACAGCAGTATAAAAGTAAACAATAAATAAACAATTAGCCTTGCCAATTAAGGCAGGGCTTTTTTAATTACACCAATATGATTATTCTAAAAAAAGAAATATTTAAACAAAGTGAGAAAAAGACTTATTATCCTAAAGAAAAAGTCAATTTCTCCAAAAAAGAGGAAAAAGATTTGGTAGATAATGGATTTGCTGAATTTGTAAAAGAAAGAAAGACGAAAGAGAGTAAGGTTGATTTTAAAACAAAATAATGTCATATCTAACAATCATATCACTAGAAGACGCTAAGACGTATTTAAGAATAGACGATACTTTAACTGAAGACGATGCCAACATTACAAGGATGATAAAATCCGCATTGAGTCAAGTAGAATTATTGACAAATCATATTTTGTTTGCTAGAGCAAAGGATTATTTATTTGTTGATTGTAAAGTTAGCGTTTATGATTTTCCTATAAACAGCGTAACAGCACCTACAGAAGACTTAACAACGGTAAAAAAGACTCTTTATAACACATACTCAACAAGCGATTCAACACAAGAAACATTGACTTTAAATGTAGGGTATTCAGATGTTTCTGACATTCCTTTCGAACTTGTCGAAGTGGGTTATGAAATGATTGATATTATGTACTACGCAAAGGAGAATAAGCTATCTATGATGAGTAAAAATACAATTGATAACTATAGAAGATTTATTATATAATGTTAAGAAAAATTAAAGTATTTATTTTTAGATGGCTATTAACGGAAAGTGAAAAGTGCTTATTAAATCAAGCTCTTAATCTTCAATATGAAAGTATTAGAAAAGACTGTATTTCTCCTGACTATAAGGCTGATTTACAAGAAATATACGATTTACTAGAGATGTGTAAGAATAAACTATGGTATTAAATAATGTTAAGTAGAAAACTATCTAAGCGTGTTGAATTATGGCAAACTACTAATGTTTCTGATGGATTCGGAGGGAATACTGTTAATGAAACTTTAATAACTAGTTCATGGGCAAGTGTTAAAACTATGGGGGTAAATAGTAGATATTCTAAAATAAACTCTTCTGAAGGCGTTGGGTCATCTTCTAATGGGATAGTTATCCAAACTCGTAGAAGGAATGATATTACAATTAATAATATAAATCAATTCATAAAATACGCAGGCGTAAAATACACAATACAATCCATGCCTATTGATGTAGATTTTAAACACAATTTAATAGAGTTTATAGCTGTTAGGCAAGAGTTAAAACAAGTTACAGAAATAAGCCCTATAGTGTAATGGCTGACAAGACATTAAAAGGATTAACAAAAACACTAAGAGCTCTTGAAAAGTTTGGAATAGAAGCGGATAAAGGAGTGGATGCAATTGCTGAAGCAACGGCAAATGATATTGGAGCAGATGCAAAAACAAACGCGCCTAAAAACTTAGGTAAGTTAGCACAATCCATCTCTTCTCCTGCAATAAAATTAAGCGATTCTAATTATAAAGTATCTGTAACGGCTAATTATGCAGGTTACGTAGAATTTGGAACGGGAGCAAAAGTAAGTATTCCAGCAGAAATGCAAGAATTAGCAAGTAGATTGAGGGGTGAAAAAGGAACATTTGAAGAGGGTTTACAATCTATTAGGGATTGGTGTAGAAGTAGAGGGATAGAATTAAGCGCGGCTTATCCTATTTTTATAAGCATCCTAAAGAAAGGAATTGAGCCACAGCCTTTTTTATATCCTGCTTTTCTAAAAGGTAGAAAGAACTATCTAAAAGACTTGAATAGGTTTTTAAACGATTTAACAAAAAAATATGAATAAAAGTTTGCCAGATAGATGGATAAGAAAAGCAATTTACGATTTAGTTAATGGAATAACTGTAGATGGAAATACTATAAATTGCTTTGATACAAGGGTAACAGGAAATGTTAAGCCAGATCATTACATATTAATGTCTACTCAATCAAACGAGGTGTTAGATGTAAATAAATGTGAAAAACAATGGCAAAGCTATATTTTATTAGATGTGGTTACCACTTATTTAGCCCCAGGAAACACAGGAAGTAGGTTGTTGGCAGATAATATAATGGATCAGGTCAGAGCTTTGACCGACAATTTAACTATAGATGTAGCAAGTGGAATGTATGTGCATAGAATGGAGCAAAGTTTTCCTAATGACATAACAACGAAAACACCTAATCAAAACATATTCAGAAAGTTAATGAGAATAGAATTAGTTATAAATTAAATCTATGAAAATTACTGAATTAATAAATTTTGATTATATTTGATGTATAAACATAAATTATAAAAGATGGCTGAATTAATAAATGGTTCTGTCGAGATATTGGAATTATGGGATGGCGCAGCATACGAGCCAATCGCTTGTTTAAATTCCAACGGCATTAACGAACAAAGGGAAGTTATAGAATCAACAACTAAATGTGATCCAGATGAAGTAAAGAGGTCAAATGCAGCATATTCTTATGAGATGTCTTTTGAAGGTGAATTTGCAAAGACAGAAGCAGGTAAACAATCTTGGGTTGAGTTAAAAGAAAGAATACGATCTACAACGGATTCTGTGGTTACTTGGAGGGTTACAACAACATACATTGACGACTCTACTACTGTTGAGTATGGTTCTGGTATTTTGACGAGTCTTGAAAAAACAGCAGAAACAAATGCAAATATTACTTTTTCAGGAACTATCTCTGGAAACGGAAAACCAACAAATACAGATCCTAATGCGTAATGAATAGCAGTATAAAATTAGACTTCAACGGCAAAGAAATACCATTTCATTATGGGCTTTCTTTTTTAGGGTTCTTATTTAAAGAAAAAGGGATTGATGTTTCCGATATTCATACTAAAATAACCACGGTTGAATCATTTTCTTTTTTACCTGAATTGATTTTTTGGAGTCATTGTCATTGGTGTGAAAGAAATGCAAAAGATGTTGAAATAACTCTTTTTGATATTAACGATTTTATAGAATTATCAGGGCATTATAAAAGCGGAAGTCCAGCATCTAAATTCACAGAACTATTCTTGCAGTCTATATTAAGCACGATTCCTGATACAGAAGAGGTAGGTGATAGCAAAAAAAAAGAATCGAAAACTGGGACGTTGAAATAATATCTTTAGTCATTGGTGAGTTTGGGTGCAGCTATAAAGATTACTGTAACATGACTTGGGTTGAATTTCAATTAAGATTACTTTCTTTTAATAGAGTTCAAGAAAAAGAATGGAATAAGGTTCGCTACTTATCCACATGGATAATAAAATCAGGGTTTCTATCGGCACAAGATAAAAAGAGAGAATTGAATGGTATTGTTAATCAACAAAGAAACGGAGGTCTTTCGCAACATCAGAAATCAATACTTTTAAAAGCTCAGGAAAGACACAATAAAACAAAAAAGTAATGCCAGAGTTATCAGTAGAAATCACAGGAAAAGCTGACAAGCTAGAAAAAGCCCTTAACAACTCAAAGAAAGGGTTAAAGTCATTTGAAAAAGACACTAATAATTTTCAAAAGAATTTTAATAAAAGCACTACTTCTGCAACAAAAAACGTCAAAGGGTTTCAAAAAGGAGTTGGTGACGGTCAATCTGCAATGACATCATTTAGTAGGGTGATTCAGGATGCACCTTACGGGATAAATGGTGTTGCTAATAATATTACTAATTTAACAGAACAATTTGGTTATTTAAAAAACAGAACAGGAAGCACTTCAGGAGCTTTAAGAGCAATGCTTAAAAATTTACGTGGTTTTGGAGGTGTAACTTTTGGAATATCTTTAGCCACTTCTTTGATAGTGGCTTTTGGAGATAAAATAGGAGGTGCTGCAAAAAAAACAAATAATTTTGTTAAAGCTGTTGGAGAAGCTTCTACAGGGGCGGTTGTTAAGTTTAAGGTATTAACCGACACATTATTAGATGTCACAGCATCAGAAAGGGATCAAGCACAAGCTATAAAGATGTTAAAAAAGGAGTTTTCAGATTTTGATACTTCTTTACTAACAAACAAAACAAGTTACGAAAAAGCTAAAATAGCTGTTGATAATTACACGGCTTCTTTAATTAGTCAAGCTAGGTCACAGGCTGCTTTAGGATTAATAGAGGAAAAGCAATCTAAAATATTAGAGTTAGAAGAAAAAAGAATGATGGCTATTCGTAATTCTTTTGGATCTGCAACGATTAAACAGTTTGAGGAAAGAAGATCAAAACTATTACAGAACGCAGAGAGACAAGCAGGTGATTTAAGCAGGTTAGGAGACAAAGAGCGTCAAATAAGAGAACAACAACTTCAAAAAAACATTGATTTAATCAATACTAGATTCGATGCTGTCAAAAGCATGGGAGCTAAAGAAATAGACGAGTTAGAAACTCAAATTAAAATACTTTCTAATTTAGCAAAAGTCAGAGATAAAATACTATTTGGTAAAGTTGTTAATGATAGGAATAGGGTTGAAAAATCTTCTTTTTTAGAGTCAGTCGGTATACCGAAAGATTGGAAAGAGCAAGTTATGGGTGTTTCTGAGTATTTAAAAGATAACCCTATTAAATCTCCTGAGATAGATTTTACACCTGCTTTAACTTCATTATCATTATTAGAGTTAAGACTTTTAGAATTTAGTGCAAGATCAAACCAAATAATACAAGGTTCTATCATTCAAACCTTTAACCAATTAGGGCAGGGTATAGGAAATGCCTTAGCTAATGGAGGAAATATACTTGAATCTATTGGATTGTCATTGCTTAATAGTATGGGGCAATTTCTTTCCAAAATGGGAGGGTTGTTGATTCAATACGGAATAATGGCTAAACTAAAGGGGAAGTTAGATTTAGCGATAGCTAAAGGAGGTGCTTTTGCTATTGTAGCAGGAACCGCGGCTATTGCAGCAGGTATCGCTTTAAAAGCGATAGGAGGCGCAATAAGTAGAGGTGCAACAGGTGGGTTTGCGTCTTCGGGTGGTGGTGTAAACTCAAGTGCCTCTACTTATAGCTCTTCATCTAGTGGATCTTTTTCAGGGGGTGATTCTGGAACGGGGTTGCAAAATATTGTCTTTGAAATACAGGGAACAAAACTAATAGGGGTATTAAACAATACTTTACAAAGAAATAGCGCTTTAGGCGGTACTTTAACAATAGGTGGGTAATGGCATTAAAATATTACTTTGAATTTATAGACGTTGAAGAGGTTCTTCATAGGTGTGAGATATATAGTGATGATTTTGTAGGTGATTCTACAGAGGTAAATGGTAGCTTGTCGCTAAATAAGGCAAAATCAGATGATATACTTGATAGTATTCGTGGAGGTGGATTGATAGTTTTATTAGACGCAAATAGCGATTTAACATTCGACGACTTATACAGTGAAGAAGAGCGTTCTTTTTCAGTCAAATATATTCGTGATAGTGAAGAGTTGTTTTACGGATGGTTAAGCCCTGAAGGATTATTTGAAGACTTTGTTCAAGATAAATGGCAAATATCATTGAATTGTACAGATGGCATAGGATTCCTTAAAAATTTATCTTATGTAACAAATGAAGGGTTAAACTTTATAGGAAAACAAAGCGGTTTAGAAATAATAGTAAACTGTTTAAAAAGAACAGGCTTAGAGCAGGATATTTACACGTCAACAAATATAATTTACGAAGGATTAAGTACAAGTGTAAATCCGTTAGCAAACGTTTACTTTAATTCTGATCGATTTATTAAAGATGATGGCGACACTATAATGAATTGCGATGAAGTATTGCGTAGTGTGTTAGAAAACTTTAGTATGTGTATTACTCAAAGACAAGGGGCGTGGTATTTGTATTCTCCAAATCATATGTATAACATTATAGCAACACAGGTTTTTTACGCTTATGATTATAATGGCGATGCTTTGAGTCCAACTACAGTAACAATAGATTTTAATCAAGATTTAGGTAGTCAAATTAATGGTTTTTATCCGTATCATTCAGGATCAAATCAACAAATAAGCACAAAAAGTTCTTTAGGTGCATATCGCATTAACTACAAATACGGGCTTGTTAAAAGATTTATAAGTAATAACTTTATTATTAGCAATAGCGATACTGATATACCAGATTATACGATAACAGATGATACTTATTTATCGTTTCCAACAGATAGAATAGGGGTTTATGTTGAAACTACTGGATCATCTTCAGAGGTGTTGAAAATAAGTGATACAATTTCTTTATCAGAAAGCTCCAGAGTAAAAATAAAGTTTACTACTTTAGGGATAGGTGTTTTTGCGTCTGCTCAGTATTACGGGGCTGTCTTTGAGGTTAAATTAATAGGTGTTTCTAATACTTATTATTTAAAACTAAAGGATTTGATAAGCGGAGATTTTACTCAAAATAGGGTTTTTTCTGCTTCATGGGAAACTTCATATAATACCTTAACATCTGGTTCTTTTGTTAGTGGTGGAGAGCTTTTTGAAGACAGACCTACTTACGAGTCAGAAGATTTACCAGAAGATGGTGATGTAGAGGTAAGAATTTTAACATCAATTATCGGATCGGGTGCGCCTGGAGGTACACCGAACGGAAACGTGTATATTAAAGAACTTAGTTTTTCACCAATAATAAATGAAGGTAATTTAAAAGGCGAAAACCATACTTTTCAAAGAACAAACAAGCCTAGTTCTAAAATTAAAAATGTTAAAACGGTTTACACAGGAGACAATACAAGTGACATTTACGAAGGGGCTATTTACAAATCAGACGAAACAACAACAACACAGAACTGGCTTAGAATAGGATATTCGGAAAGTAAACCATTACTTAGAATAATGGGGGAAAATAAAATGCGAATGAATTCAAGACCATTAAAAGAGTTTAAAGGCTCTGTTTATGGGTATTTTCCGTACTTGAGTGTCGTAACTATAGATAACATATCAGGATTATTTATGTGTACTGAATATGTATACAACGCTTTAGAGAATAAAGTAGATGTTACATTTAAAGAGACATTAAACCTAGAATTATCAGATGTCAGTTATCAATTGGATTTAGATTACGGAAATGTAGTTGAACCTACAATAAGGGGTTAATTGCAGTATTTTATAATAGATAATATCTATCTTTACACTTATGGCTATAGATAATAATTATATAAACGGAACAGATCAATTAATATATATTGATTATGGGGAAGGTTTTTTCCCTGTAGGTGCTTTAACTTCAAATTCGTTTGAAGAGAGTTCAAACACAATATCAACAACAACAAGAGACAATCAAGGGTGGGAAACTCAACAAATCACAAATCAAAACTATATAATCAATTTTGACGGATTAGTGATTAACACTATTTACACTAAAGGGGATTTTGATAAAATTAGTTATGATAGATTAAAAATAATAAAAAGAGATCGACAGATTATTGATTGGAAAATACAAGATAATAATTTACAATTTATTGAAAGCGGTCAAGCTCAAATAACAGATTTAGCATCAGAAGGAAATATAGACGAGTATGTTTTATTTAGTTGCACAATGTTGGGTTATGGCAAACCATCAAGTACAAGTGGAAGAGCTTACATATTGCAGGATGGAAGAGAAAATAATTTACAAGACGGAGATAACAATAACTTAATAACAGGATAATGAGTACAGCAGTAACAGGGGTGGATTTTAACGAACTAGCACCAAAGCCAAGTATTTTGGTAAATGATTTAATTGCGATGTCGGATTCAAATGGTTTGGCATATAGTGTAAACACGCAGGAATTACAGGTTTTTTTAAATACAATAGGAGTAGTTTCTTATCAGGGAGTTTTGCTGGCTGCTGATTCAGCGGTTACACAAGACGGTATTTATTTAGCAGGTGACAGCGGAACATATACTAATAACGGAGGTTTAGTTGTTGACATCAATAATAATTTTGTTTTGATATCAATTACAGAAACGCAAACGGTATTTACACAAGTAGAGATTCCGTTAAATATTGTTTTTGATGCAGTACCGAAAGAAGGAAGCACCAAGGCAGTAGAAAGCGGCGGCGTTTTTAGTAAGGATTATATCACAATAGATGTAGACAACGATTGTTTTAATGGTGATTTTCAAAGTGGAACATCAGGGTTAGGGTATTTTTCATTGACAGCTTCTATTGAAACAGGTGATTTTAAAGTAGGTACTCAATGCTTAAAAGCAACCACAACAAGTGACGGTTTATCTTCATGGTCAAAAACGTATAACTCAACTGCGGTAGGGGATAAATTATTTATGGGCTTTTGGACTAAAAACGGAACTACAGACAATATAAGAGATTATATTTACGGATCTGTTTCTTCTACTTATATACTAGGAAGTACTAGAACAATTCCAGAAAGTGATTGGGTTTGGGTATCTTATTATCTCGAGACAGAAGCAGTAGAATCTATTTATTTACGTCCTCAATTTGGAACTTTAACAGGTGATTATAGATTATTCGACGGGGTTACGGTTATTAATTTAACCGAGGCTTTTGGAGCAGGAAAAGAACCCACTAAGGAGGATATGGATAATTTAGTTTTCGATAATGGAAACTACATAGGAGATACTACTCCTTTAAAATATACTCAATTTACAGAATCGGCTTCATCAACAAGTTCTGAGAATACAGATGTTGCTTCAATGGTTTGTGCGGTTGTTGATTTAGAAGGTGACGAAATTACCATGTATAGTAAGGTGAGTAAAAGAAAAACAGTTTTTTGGGTTATCAAAAAGTTTGGAGTAAATGACGCTATGCAAATGTATTCTTATGGATGGTTTTATAGCGACAACGGAAGCACACCACAACCACCAGAGCCATACGACACGGTTACAACTATTGGAGCAGGTGCTGACTACATAGGATCGGTTAAAATTGCCTTAACTACAGGAGGTGATTCAGGTACAGAAGCTTTTACAGGTGGAAATCATTCTATAGGAGGTGTACCCACGTCAGAAAATATCGGTTATTCTGTATTTAAAAACAACGGTATTGAAATAACAACATCAGGAACTTACTTGTGCCAAAGCTTGACTATTGACGTAGGATTGAATATTAAAGGCTATAACACGATGGATGCAGGTACATTTATCATGAAACAGTTATTTAACTATACTTTTTATTCAGGAACATTATCAGTAGGGTTAAACTTTGTTCCTTTAGACACTATTGATGTGATTTTAATATACGGAATTCAATGTAATGTATCAGGAGGTAACTGGGATAATATTAAATTCATTAATGGAGAAAACCCTGCTACACAAACATTGGCTTTTAATCTTAATTCAGGTGAAAAAGGTTTGTATCCAATAAATCATGTAGTAGTAAGCACAACGGAAGGCGACTCTATACGCTTAACGATTGATCAAAATGTAGGGCTAGGAAAAAAAGAAAAAGTAAGCAATACGGCATATCCTTTTCATACATCAGGACAAGAAGTTTACGCGACTGTTTTTAATGAGCAAGAAACTTTTGCAGTAGGCGACACAAGTTTAAGGTTTAAGGCTATTTACGATTTAAAATAAACAAATATTGATTCAAATAGTAGGTACTACGTAGTTACTACGAGGTTAAAATAAAATTTTGTATTTTTGGGTAAAACCTGATAATATGATTAAAATAACAAACGAGTGTAACATGAAATTGATGGCTAGATATCCTGATAATTATTTTGATTTAGCTATTGTAGACCCTCCTTATGGGATTAATATAAACGAAAGTATAGGAAGAAGAAAAGGTATGAAACATAGCGGACATAAAAAAGCCGTTTGGGATAACGAAATACCAACTGAAGAATATTTTACAGAATTATTTAGAGTGTCTAAAAACCAAATTGTTTGGGGTGCTAATTACTTTAATATGCCACCAACAAAATGTTTTATTATATGGGATAAAAAATATTCTGAAGATGTTACTTTTAGTAGATATGAATATGCTTGGGCATCATTTAATAAAACAAGTAAAGGGTTTGAATTTAACGGACAAGCGAATAAAGGCAAAACACACCCAACACAAAAACCAATAAAATTATACGAATGGATTTTAATGAATTACGCTCAAGAAGGAAATAAGATACTTGACACGCATTTAGGAAGCGGTACAATAGCAATAGCGTGTGATAAATTAGGATTTGATTTAACAGCTTGTGAATTAGACGAAGATTATTACAAATCCGCAATGAAAAGATTAAAAGAACATCAACAGCAACTAGTAATGTTTTAACAACAAATAAAAACAATTAAAATGACAAAACAAGAAATTAACGAGATTGAAGTAGTACACAATATTATTACATGGAAAATGCAATGCGACGATCCAGAAGATAGAGAAGAAGAAAAAGAGATAGACGAAGGCGACGACCTAGTAGGTACTAGACCAGACGACAGATAACAATGAATAAAAAATGGATATTATATATCGGGTTAATAATTGGCGTTCTAACGTACCTTTTTTGGGAGCATTTTCCAAAGGGTACGTTTTATAAAGGAAACGCCTTATTTGTACTCTCTATATGTTTATATTTGTTTTTAAATGACACGAAAAGCTTCATTAAGTATGTCCTCCTTTGCCTTTCGTTAAACAACTTAATCGATGAGCTATTTTTAGATCCCACAAAATTAAATTGGAGTGAGATTTTAACATGTATAGCTATTGTCGTTTTTGCTTTAATAAGAAACAAGAATGCAAAAAAACCCCCATTTATTTGAAGAGGCTTATGAGTTTTTATTTAAAATAATGATACCTGCTTTTGTGGGTATTGCTGCAAAGGTGGCTATACAAATGAAAAACGAAAAATTAAGTATAGGCAGGGTAGTAATAAGTTTTATTGCAGGTGTTTCTTGCGCTTATTTCGCCTTTCCATTGATTGAAAATATTAGTAGTAAGGAATATTTACCTGCATTTGTTGGGCTTACTGCGATTAGTGGCGAGAAGATAACAGAATGGGTTGTATACAAATTTAAGATAGATATCTTCCTAGGAGCTTTTGCTGACTTTTTATTAGATAAGATTAGAAACAAAAAATAATGTATACATTCGGAACAAAAAGCAAAGAGAAACTAAATACCTGTCATATTGATTTACAGAAGATAATGGAATTAGTTATCTCACGTAGTAAAATAGATTTTGGGATATCTGAAGGTCATAGAACGATTGGAAGGCAGAAACAACTTTTCGATGAAGGCAAGTCGAAGATTGACGGAATTAATCGATTAGGAAAGCATAATCACAATCCTAGTGAAGCTGTAGATATTTACGCTTATCATTCTGATTTAGAAACTAGACGTAAAATAGCATACGACAAGGCTCATTTATCTTATATCGCTGGATTAGTAGATTCATGCGCATTGGAACTTTTAAAAAAAGGAGAGATTACCCATTCAATAAGATGGGGTGCAAACTGGGATAGTGACGGAGTAATTGGTTTAGATCAATCATTCGATGACTTTCCACATTTTGAATTAAAAAAAGTATAATCATGAGTGATAATCCAAAACTAAGAAAAAACGGAGGAAAAGGAACTTTCTTTGGAAGAGTTTTAAAAGGAATTGGTTCTGTTGGAAAAATGGTAAGTCCTAATTTAATCGGAGCGATAACAGATGCAACAGGATTGACAGATGTAGCTGCTATAACAGGACTAATTAATAAAGAAGAAGGATTGTCTCAACAGGACAAAGAAATGCTTTTAAAAGAGCTAGAACAGGACGTTATCGAAATGCAAGAAGTTACTAAAAGATGGCAGAGCGATATGATGAGTGATAGTTGGTTGAGTAAAAACATAAGACCTTTATCATTGGCTTTTTTAACCATATCTTTATTTGTGTATGTAATACTAGATAGTTCAATGTCTAGTTTTGAGGTAAAAAATGAATGGGTAGATTTGCTTTCTAGTTTGTTGCTGTTGGTTTATGGAGGTTACTTTGGAACTAGAGCAGTTGAAAAGATAACAAAAATACGACAGAACTCGAATAATAAGTAGAAAACTATATTTTAGTTTCAGGAACAAATACAGATTAATTCTGTAATCTTATCAAAAGCTTAGTGATTCGTCGCTGAGCTTTTTGGGTTTTATAAAAATCAGTCCGATCCTTTTTCAAAGTTTGGTATTGGTTTGCTATTATCTTTTGCTGTTTCTTCCATCATAGCTAAAAACTCATCCATTTTTTCAAGACTTGGCTTTTCTTTATTAATCTCTTCTTGTGCTATTAAGTGTAGTAAGTGCATATCGCTTTTAGTTACTAAACAATCAAACGCTTTACATATAGTATGTTGCATTTCAAAAGCAGCAACGCTAATAGTAAAAAATTGTTTCAGCACTTTTATTTTCTTTTGTTTTTCTGCCATAATTTTATTCTTTAGTTTTTATGTAGATGTACGCAATTGTGTATCCCCGTTTGTTAGCGTTCATTTGCCACTACTTAAATCAGGTTCAGGAGAACCATTACGTTCTAATACATACCCATCTGAACGTAAATACTTATGTCGTTCATCTTGTTTTTTCATAACGTAATCATAAAATGCCTTATAGCTTTTTTCATCTGACGGTTTAAACATATCTGATGCAGTATCAATATCATCTAACAACCCCCATAGTATTTTAGATATTGGTTTAAACTGATGCTCACAAGCAGCAACATCAAGTTCTCCTGTCCATTCTATATGCTTATCATTATTTCGTGTTCCAGTTTGTACTTCTTCATCTGTGTCAGAAGCAATAAACGTACAGTTTGTTGCTGTATTTAATAGTATTGTTTTGCCTGATTTTATCTTATTCATTTTATTTAGTTTTACTGCCAACGCTCAAAAACGAACGCTAACAAGGTTTAAAATTAATTGCTCATGCCTCACCCGAGATTTTACACAGGTAGTCACCTAATCATCTCTAAGCATATCCTTTAAAGAAACATTAAACAATGTAGCACACCTCCCAAGCGTGTCAAGTGAAATCTTACCCCTTAATCTATGAGATAGTTTAGACTGGGTTAAACCTAACTTTTTAGCCAGTTCTTTATCTGTTTTTATTCCTTTCTTAGCCATGTAAAGATCTATGTTTGTGTAGGCTCTTTGTATTTTATCACTCATGATTTTGTTTTTATGTTAATAGCGGATATACATCCAGTCATTAGTTAACTCTACTAAGTTTTCTATGCTGTAATACTGCTTACAGTCTATTCCTTTGCTTGTTACTTTGGTATGATATAATTCCAAACTGCTTGAAGTTATATCTGTTATTTGATTATCTCTTTGGTGCTTAATATCTCGTATAGTATCACTTATTTTTAAGGTTTCAAACCACCTCAAACACTTTTCTGTTTTCTCCTGTCTATTCATGATTTTATTCTTTAGTTTTTATGTGGATGTACGTAATTGTTTATGTCTCTTGTTAGCATTAATAACCGCCAAGATCATGGTCTCTGCCTAAATACTTTAGAGGTATAGTCTTAAAATATCCTCTACTTGTTAAGAATACCGCATTAACCACCTTGTCTATTACTACGTAATTTATTATTTCACCACACAACCCTCGCAGTATATCTAAATCGTCATTACTTTCTATTACTATTGCTTTCATAATATTTACGTTTTTATTTACCCCAAAGGTAATGCTTTTTTTAATTAAATCAATATAAAACTTCAATTAATTTGTAATTGGTATCAATTATATGAAATATTTGTGTATCTTTGACGAAGTGAAACAAACGAGTATAAACAAATTAAATTTTAACGACATGGAATTAAAAAAAGGAGATAGGGTTTACAGGTGCTACCGAGGAACGCCAACTCATGTTTTAACAATTGAAAGAACTACAAAAACACAGGCAATAGCGAAAAATTATAAATTTAGAAAAGAATACTCCAAACACGTATACATCCGTGTTGTTGGTGAAAGTTCTTATTCTAAGGCAAGTTACTGTTTAGAAACACCTGAGTTGAAAGCAAAACTCAGAAGAGTGAATATGATTAGAAAGTTAGAATCTGTAAAATTTAAGGATTTAGAAGATAGTAAGTTACGGGAATTACTTAATTGTTTGAAACAATCGGACACACACAATTAAGCACCCACTAACATAAAGGTTTAAAAATGATACAGATAAAAGACAAAGTAAATAAAACACAACTTTTTAAGGAACTCACAAAAATTGGCAAAAAAAGATTTGAGTTTACTTGTGAGCCTGATGAAGATTTAAAGGTGTTTATCGATGGAGCAGAGCAACTTTTTGAATTATTACGACTGTAAATAAAACACTAATTAAAAACCTATAAAAATGGAACATAAAAATTACGATTTAGATTTTAAAGAAGCACTTGGCATTGTGTTAGATGGTGGTGCTGTAAAAGGACAAAACTTCGTTGATGGAGTATTTTTGAAACTTAATAGTTACGGACAATTAGTAACCGTTGATGCTGCACGATTGTATGCAGAAGATGAAAGAGTTTTTATTAAAAGATTAAACCAACAAAAGTTCCGCAACTTAACGGTTATGACCATGAAAGAGCTTTGTGGTTAAATGGGTTATTGACTTGTTTAATAAAAATCATGTTGATTATAATGGACTCATAGAAAAAGGACTAGCAATAAACAAAAACAACGTTAAAGAATAATTATGAAAGACTATAGCAAATTAAGCAAAGAACAATTGATTGATGAATTAATTTTACTAGGAGACGAAAACCTAATACTAACCTCTTTAAATGAAGGTCTTAAAAAGAAATTAGATTCATGTGACGTTAGCAAATCGTATTCTGTTGGTCAAGAGGTGATAATTTCAGATAAAAAGCACGAACATGAATTTGAAATAGGCGAAAAAGTAACATTGCTAGAAAAGTGTGAAACTGGTGAATGGAAAGCTGTAAATGATGAAAAAGAATTCTGGTGGATCGAAGAAGATGAATTCACGCGACAATAATTTAACTTTTATTTTGACAGTAAGGATTTAATTACTATATTGCGGTGTGCAACCACAATTAAATAAAACTAACATGAATAAAAAACTAACAATTACCGACGAATCACTTAAAGAGTTATTATCAAGATGTGTTATTGATTCCGACGTCAATCATGTAGGTATTGATTATGACAACATCTTAACAGGTGAATTATTATATGCTTACAAATGGTTTGACGGATCGGCTCAGGAAGTTAAGATTCACTTTAACAAAAAACAAGTTGAATTAACAAACGCTCAAAAAGAAATGGTTTACGACTTCATGTATAATAGAATCAGTTTTGACGAAGAAGAAGAGTTTAACAATGATTACGATTGCGTTTCTACATTAAAAGAAATGTTTCAACACGCATTTACAGAAAGGATATAAAAATTAAAAATACAGCAAAATGGATTTTTCAGAAAAAATAAAAACAGAATGTTTACTAAATGGAGTCAAAGTTTTTTACAACGCTTGCAGTACAAGATTAGATTTGGATTCAGCTAAAAAGTATTATCATAATTATGAATACATAGGTAGTGAAATGTTTATTTCATAAATGGAGTAAGAAATGAAAGCAAAACTTTACATCACTTTTTTAAATAAGAAACTATGGCATTAATAGTAGGTGAAAAAATAAGCCAAGGATTATCGAATTACATATCTCTGTACACTAATACAGACGACATAAGAGACGTATGTGATATCATGGATGTTTCTATGGAAACATTAAGATCTGTTCTAAGAAGAGATAAAAAGCTAACTGAGACGAGTAAAAAGTTAGTTTATGATGTTCTTGAAAAAGCAATAGCTAAAAGACAGCGATTAAAACCGATGTTGGATTTAGCTCATATAGAAGCAGGAAATATAATCAAAAGTTAAGTGTTTGGGGAAACCGCCACCTCTCTCAACAACCTAAAGCGATAACGGAGAGGTGGTTTTAACGCTAAATATAAGAAACGAAAAAATTATGGATCAATTACCACTAGATTACAAAGTGACAATGCTTATAGCAGATTACGAAGAACTATTAACACTCTTAGAAACTGACAAACAGAAATGGCAATGGATGATAGATGATATACAGAAGCAAATAAGTGAACAATTAAAGAAAACATAAAAAAATAAGGTTTGGTTAGTTTCCTTTCCCGATAGTTAAACTTACGTGACAATTCATAGCTAGTCACACAACTAAAGGGAAAGGTTTTTTAACCAACGACTAAAAACATTAACCATGAGTATAAAAAAGAATCATTACAGGAAAGTATTTAAAAGCGATCATTTAGGTATTGCTGATTTAGAAGATTTCATCGAGGAAAAAAGACCTTTATTTTTTACTATTAGCCACGTGGCACAGGAGTACGGAACAAAAGTGGCGGGTAGAAAAATAGATGCAAATATTGCTTATTTTATTGACCCTATTAAACCAATGGTTTTAAATGCCACTAATTCTAAGATAATTAAAAAGTTTTCTGGGGGAAGTCCTTTTGTTGAAGATTGGAAAAATATACAAATAGAACTCTATATTGACGCAAACGTGAAAATGAAAGGTGAGGTAGTAGGAGGTTTAAGAATTAGAGAGGAAGCACCTAAGCCACTAACAGATAAAGAAATTGAAGACTTATCTAAGGATATAGACGAAGTAAAAGACTTAGGCGGTCTTTCTAAGCTTTATAACTCAAATATAAAGTATAAAACAAATCCAGTAGTAACTGAATTATTTAGAGAACGAAATAAAGAACTACGAGCTACAGAAGCAAAATGACAGCACTAATAGATTTAGATAGTATTTTATACAAAGCAGTTTACAAAGTTGTTTCTATTTCAGAAATGAGAGAAGCTATAAAAAACTATGGAAAAGAAGCTGCAAAGCAATGGTTAAAAGAAGAAGTTTATAACGAAGGAATTAACCGATGTGAAAACGAACTATTAAAGATGCAGCAGTATTTATCGAGTATCTTCTTTGAAGAGATAACTAATTATGAACTATTCATTACTACTTGTTCTAATAGTTTTAGAAAACAGATAAGCAAAACTTACAAATCTAACAGAAAAAAGAACAAATACGTATGGCTACTTAGAGAGCATTACAGGCATAATGAGGCAAGAAGTAGTGATAGGCTAGAGGCAGATGATTTAATTGCTATAAAGGCTCAGGAAATAGGAAAAGGAAACTATATCATAGTATCAATAGATAAAGACTTAAAACAGATAGGAGGTTACTATTGGTCGTATTATAAAATCAGATCCAAAGATTCTTTTGGTGATTATATTTCTAATGAGTTTGGATTCTATGAAACTGAATACCAACAAAAACAAGTTGACTTTATAAGTGATGATGAAGCAAATAAATTCTTTTGGAGTCAAATGTTAATTGGTGACTCTTCAGATAATATAAAAGGAGTAAAAAGGATAGGAATTAAAACAGCAGAAAAAATACTAAACAATACAACTGTTCCATGGATTGCAACAGCAAGAAAATACATTGAAAAAGGACAAAAAGAAGATTTTAAAATTAATTATCAATTATTAAAACTAGGGTAGATAAGCCTTTATAAGAACGAATTAAATTAATACTAATATTCGTATATGAGTAGAAGAAGTAAAAATAGAAGTGCAAATAATAACTAAAAAATTATGATAGAACAAGATAAAAAATATGTGATTGAGGCTTTGGAATATGCTTTGCACAAATGTATTGATGCTAATGGTAACGCTGAAACACATTACAACACTTTAGCTAATGCAATAGAGGTAGTAAAAAACTGCTCTATACCCGTTGTTGTGGGGCGAAGCGAACAGTTAAAAGCCGAACAAGAAGCTTATAATAGTGGGTATAATGATGGAGCGCAAGCTGCTGCTAATGATATATTAGGTTAGTCGGCTTTTAATTGCCTACAACTAGTATTATGTGTAATTCAAAAACTTGAACTTATGAAAACATTAGAGCTAGAAATATCACTTATAAAATATCTTAATCCAAGACAAAACATAATAGTTAATAATGTTAGTAATTGGTCAGGTCTTTTAAATTTTGAAGCTGATATTTTACAGCTCACAAATTCGGGCTATGCAAATGCTTATGAGTTGAAAGTAAGCAAACAAGACTTAAAGAATGACTTAAAAAAGAAGCATATAAAGAACATAAACAATACAGTTGGATTTTTTAACTATAAATCTGGTTTTGACTTTTACTATTCGAATTTAAAAACATTTAGTTATGTTGTTCCTAGTTTTTTAGTAAACGAAGCTTTAAATCAAATTCCTTCTTTTTGCGGACTTTATGAAGCTATATCCTACGAAGGTAAGATTTATATAAACATAAAAAAACAACCTAAGATTTTGAATAAAGTAAAATGGGATGAAAAACAAAAATTGAAGTTAGCCCACTTAGGATGTATGAGAATAGCAGGGTTAAAACAAAAAGTATTAAATCATGAAAAATAAAAACCTAATAAAAAACACAATAGCAGTACTTCTTTATATTACTGTAGTAGGATTTATTTCTGTTTTGTGTGTAATACCAATACTTAAATATTTTAGATAATGAAAAGCAAAGATTTTTACAAACAAACAGCATGGAAATGGTTTTCTAGATATGTATTACTTTACTACTCTATAGACGGAGCAGTACAATGCGCAACAGGAGGGCGTTGGTATAATTGCAATGATAAATTAATGCATTGCGGACATTTAATCAAGGTCTTCGACTCAGGCGCAAAGACTAATTTCGCGACAGCTTTTGACTTTAGAAACGTTTTACCTCAAAGTCACCAACATAACGTACATATGGGAGGTAACGAGTTAAAAATGCTTGAAGCAGTAGAAAAAATCCACGGAAAAGGAACGTACGAAGAGTTAAAACAAAAAGCTAGATTTCCTTTTAGATTAGACGCTCCTACTCTTATGGAGATATCTTACAAGTATAGAATTAAATTCAACGAACTAGCAAAGACTAAAGGAAACCCCTGGAAGGGTTAACGGCTACCGTGTATGGAATCGGTTTTTAACGGATAAATAGAACAAAATGGAAATAGATTACGACAAAGATTTAAAAAAGGTAATGACTGAACTACAAACCAATTTTGGGTGGGGCAACATTGAAGTATTACCCGACAGTTATAAAGACTTACTGAATGATACGATAAAGGCAGTTAAAAACTGTTCTATACACGATGTTAGCGTTTCGTTTGATAATGGTTACGACTTAGGTTACAAAGATGCAACAAGTGAGGCTTGTAAGGAAATTGAAAAGAATTACAGACCAAATGAACTCTAACAAGCGCAAATACGAAATCACGTATATGCAAATAACAACTAAAAACAAATAAATTAAAAGAGGTTAAAAATGCAGAAATTAGTGGGTTTACCAACAGCAGAAAAGATAGTAAAATTGAAGGTGTCCAAAGCCTGTTTTCTGTTCCTTCCGTGGGGGCTTCGGCTTGACCCGAAAGGAATAACGGATAGTTGGGCTGCGCCTCTTTTAATTTAATTATTAAATAAAAAGACATGAATACATCATCACAATTAGCAAAGAAACGGTTTGACTCTTCAGGTAAGAAGGAAAACCATTACAAAAGAATATTAAAAGCTTTAAAAGAACTTAAAAACGGATGTTCTAAGGCAATAGCAGAAAAATGTGGACTAGACTATCATCAGGTATCTAGGAGGCTTCCAGAATTAGAGAAAAAAGGAAAGATTGAAGTTTTAGAAACAGCTAAAACAAAGTATTATGAAACGTCTGTTAATATTTATCAAATAGTAGGTTAGTTATGGAGTTAATCACACACGAGTTTATAAAAAAAACTGTTCAAGAAGTTTCAGGAATAAAAGACCTTTCAGAATGCAAAAGAGATAAAGAATATCCTTTAACTAGATACGTTGCATTTAGATTAAGTAGAGATTACTTGCCAAAACAAATAAATACTCTTGAATCAATCGCAAAATGTTACGGATTAAAAAACCACGCTACAGTATTGACAGGTATTAATAAGTTCAATGAATTTAAAAAACAACCATTCTTTAAACCATATTTAAAAGTTTATCAGTTGTCAAATATGGTAATAAACAATCACATAAAAGGAATCTTAGATGATATAATAAAGGTTAGTGATTTCAATAAATCAAATACAGATCAAGAGTTAAAAGAATCGATTGATAAAATACTTAATTTTATAAATAATTTCTATGTTTTTAACTGAGAACGTTTGATATTAAAAAATAAATTGTATCTTTGTGTATAGTTTCGTGGTGCAATTTAAGGAACTAATTAAAAAGATATAAACTCTTAATGCGGATAGGATTGCACCCCTTGAAGCGTTAAGAGTTTTTTTTATACTTTATAATGGCTAGACCAGAAAAAAATACAGTTGAATATTTTCCTTTTTTATGTGATGAAGGTAAAAAAATGTTTTACATAGAGGAAACTTACGGAAATGATGGGTTTTCTACGTTTATAAAAATACTTAGAGAACTAGCTAAAACAGATTATCATTACTTGAACCTATCTAAAAACACTACATTAATGTTTTTATCTGCTAAATGTAAAGTAAGTAAAGAAACTTTAGAATCTATCATAAAAGATCTAGTTGAATTAGAAAAGTTTGACAGGGTTCTTTGGTATGAAAATAAAGTAGTTTGGTGTCAAGATTTTGTAGATAGTATTCAAGACGCATATAATAAGAGAAAAAATAAATGTATAACTTATGAGGGTTTAATACTACATTTAATTAGTTTAGGGGTGCGGAAACCTAATAAAAGTAAACTTAAAGTACCTGTAAATACACAAACTATACTAGAAGAAACTAAAGTATATAAAACTATAGAAGATAGAAAGCGTGAATTTTACAATTCACTTATTCCATTTTTAAAAATTTACAGTAAAGAAATTATAAAAGAATTTTATGAGTATTGGAGTGAACATGGAGACAAAGACCGTAAATTTAGAAAAGAAAAGGAAAAAAGCTTCAATACATCTCTTAGGCTTAAAAAATGGTTTAAAAACTCAAAAGAATGGAAAAAAGAAAAAAGTTCCGTTAAAAAAGAAAAGAAAGACGCTTCCGACATATTACTAGAGAGATACGGAGTAACTAAAAATTAAAAGAAGTAGAAAATGAAAAGACTTATTAAATACTTAAAAAAGCTATTTGCTATATACATTTTTAGGCGTAGTTATTGGATAATTTACCAAACACGATATGACGAAAAAGTATATTATACTAAGGATAGTATGTGGACAACAGACATAGGTAAGGCAACAAGATACAAGGAACACCCGAAACTTTTTTGGATGGGTATAGACCATTTAACAATGAAAGTATAATTACGCCTAACGGACGAGTATATGAAACGAACGACTTAAAAAGACCAAATTATGATCCAAGAACTGAATAAATTAAAACGCTCAATAAAAGCAGCCGACCCAACACTACAAGACGAAGTTATATGCGACTTGCATAAACAAGTAACAGCTATAATTAAGAATGCAAAACGCTCTGAAAAAGTAAACCACTTATACGGACTTTATTTTGATAAAACTTATGGTGATGGTTTATCTGCGGAAGAGGCTGCGACAGATTTAGGACTGACCTAAGTTTGTTTTATATACTGTGTTGTGCTTAGCGAAGTGGCGTTTTAATGAAGCACAACGTATGGTTATATGGTTTCGTTGTGAGGTACGAGCAATGAACTATATAACGTGTTACCTACTGTATTTGCGTTAATTAAGAACTAAAGTAAATTAAAATGACAGAAGTAAAAAAAAATAAAAAGGGCGTGGCTTTGCAAAAGCCAAATAACACGCAACACAAGTTTCCGTATGAGTGGACTTTAAAAGATGCTAACTTTACAAAAGACAAAGGAACTGTATTTAGTTGCTTTGCTTGTGGTGGTGGTTCAACTATGGGTTACAAACTTGCGGGATTTGATGTGTTAGGATGCAATGAAATTGACCCTAAAATGATTGAAGCATATAAAACAAACCATAAACCTAAATATGCTTATTTAGAGCCTATACAAACTTTTAAATTAAGAAAAGACTTACCAAAAGAATTATACAATTTAGATATTTTGGATGGTTCGCCACCTTGTAGCAGTTTTAGTATGGCTGGAAATAGAGAAAAAGATTGGGGAAAAGAAAAGAAATTTAGAGAAGGACAAGCTGAACAAACTTTAGATACTTTGTTTTTTGACTTTATTGACCTTGCAAAAGAATTACAACCAAAAGTAGTAGTTGCAGAAAATGTAAGTGGTTTAATGATGGGTTCAGCAAAAGATTACGTAAAAAAGATTTATAAAGAATTTCAAAAAGCGGGTTATCAATTAAGAATTGAACCCTATTTATTGGATTCTTCAAAAATGGGTGTACCTCAAAAACGTAGGCGTGTTTTCTTTATTGCAATACGAAATGATTTATCTAATCAATTTATGGAACAAGTGGATATGTTTCAAGTAGCTCCTAAATTAGATTTAACATTTAATGAACCACCAATTAATTTCAGAAAGATATATGATGGAAAAGGTAAACCAATAACAGATTATAAATTACAAGCGTGGAAACATAGAAAAATAACAGATAAAGGTATTGCAGACAGTAAGAAACACGCAGGAATGAAAGTAAGCGACTTTAATCACGTTTATTTATTTATGGATAAAGTAATGCCAACTATAACTGGGAAAGCTGAACACGCTATGTCATTATTTAATGAACCAATAAAACCAAGTGATACGGAATTAAGAAAAGGCGGAACTTACCCTTTAGACTATAAATATGATGGAAGTATTGGTTATTTGGTAGGAATGAGCGTACCACCTGTAATGACAGCGCAAATATCAACAAAGATTTATGAGCAATGGTTATCTAAATTGCTGACGTAGGAAGCAAAACGCCCTTTTTATTTTTTTTGGGTTTAACAATGAACTTTATTAAAAGGTAGAAAGTAAGCCAATATTGTAGGTAACACCAAGATAAGATTTGTGAGGCACGAAATGAATTTTATCGACTGTTGAAAAGAGTATGACGCAGCTTGAAAAGCGAGTAATATTCGTTTAAAAAATTAAAATTAAATAAAAAATGAATAAGTTAGAATTTGAAACATGGTTAAAAGCAGCAATAAGCGATTCTTTTATGGATTTGTTTTACTATGACAGAAAAAATTGCGAAGAAATGCCATTGAGCCTACTTAACGAATGTGAAAAAAAAGGATTTATAGATAAAGAAACTTTAATTAAACTATTTACAAATCATATAGAGACTGAATTTATTGAAAAACCATCAACTAAATGAGCAACCTACCGATAATATTTGAATCAAACACTTCTTTAAGAGAATACAAAGAAGAAGACTTAACTTTAATACTTATAACTGAGTTAATGCCATGGTTAAGTAAACTTCTATCACTTACGGATGAAGTAAGCGCAAACAGGTTAGAAATGGCTTTACCCGCTATAAAGACTCAATGTATCGGAATGGGGTTTGTAGAAATAAAGAAGATGTTTGAAATGTATGTAGATGGTAAAATGAATTTAGAAGCTAGAACCAATTTCTTTGACAGAATACTGCTTGGAAAAATAGTGTCAGAATACAAGCGAATACAAAACCAAAAACAAAGTACTGTGAAAAAGGAGGAAAGTATATCTTCAGAAGAAAAGAAAAAGATTAATGATGATATTTTGAAAAGAGTAGAATCATTTTTTAGAGAAAACAGATACATTAAAGAAGATGATTTTTACGCCTTTGATATTTTAGAGAGCAGAAAGGAAATAATATTAACTTTAAATCAGAAAAAAGAGATTAAAAAAGATGCTATTGATGCTTTAGAAATAGAGTACTTAAACAAAAAACCTTCTTCAAGGTCAGAGCACAATGAGATACAAAGTGTAATTAAAAGCTTAAAAAACAAAAACAATCCTAGAGTTAAAATAAAGTGTAAACAACTAGCTTTAGAAGATTATTATAGAAAAAAAACATTAAGAGAGTAAATTGCCTGGACGCTCAAAAATCATCATATAGTGCTATTTATAAAGCATTGATGTAAAT